CGGTGGATTGCTACCGTATCTGAGGATGGCGTCACGTCAGTCCATCAGGAGCCTGTTGGCAACAACAGCGCCTCCTCCACCTCCACCACCACCACCATCAACTAATCCGGCACAGTGTGCCGACGACGACAGAAGGTCAACTCATCATGCATAGTTTCACAAACAAGCTCGATCCTGGCAAGGGCGGTTATCGCAAGGACATCATGGACATGCACGACGAGCTAGTCGGCAGCCTGCGCAACATGTGTCTTTCGGCCGCAGGATTGACGATTGGCTCGAGCAGTGCCAAGGCCGTCAAGATTGCCAACACGGTCTACTACTCCAACGATGGCCTCGCCAAGTCGAAGACCACGGCCGAACAGGCCTTTACGGCCACAACGCATGACATTCCCGCCAGTGCGTCTGCGGCCCAGGAAGCCCTCTACCTGGTCTCGCTGGATGCCGATGGCAACGTCACGCTGACCATGGGCGAGATTGCATCTGGCGGACCTGGCTCGGCCAAGCTGCCCGACACGCCAGCTGGCAAGACGCCCATTGGCGCTGTGCGCATCTCCGTGGCGGCGGGGAGCACGCCGTTTGATGCCAGCTCGGACGACTTGAGCGCCGGCCACCTGACGGATACCTACTACGACTTCCTTGGCCCGGTCGCCAAGCGGTTTGCTGGCGAAAGCTCGCCGTCGTCGTCGGTGTCGAAGTCGGCCTCGCCGTCGGCCAGCGCGTCGCCGTCTGCGTAGTATTGGCTACTGCATGATGATGCCGGTGGGGGCCGTTGCTGCCAAGCAACGAGTGGTCAGTCTCACGCTACCGTCGCTGCATCCGCAGCAGCGTGAGTTCGTGATGGACCCCCACCGGATCGTCGTCGCGGCCTGCGGGACGAAGACGGGGAAGACGTTCGGTCTCTCGATCTGGATGATCATGCAGGCGTTCAATCGCTATCAGAGCCTGAACTGGTGGTGCGCACCCACGTATCGCCAGGCCAAGATTGCCTACGAGCTGATTGGCACGTTTCTCCCAAAAGGACGCTTTCAGGCGAATCGCACGGATATGTCGTATGTCCTCGTTAAAGGCGACGGCCATCCCTGGAGTCGCATTGAGTTTCGCTCGGCTGACAACCCCGAATCGCTGCGAGGCGAAGGCGTGCACGCGGCCGTCATCGACGAAGCCGCGTATTGGGGCCAGCCATCGTTTGTCAGCGTGTGGACCACCCTCACGCGCACGCGCGGCTTGTTGCGCATTATCAGCACGCCCAAAGGGCGCACATGGTTCTATGACGAATGGGCCAAGGGCTGGTATCCCGAACAGCGCGAGACGCATCCTGAGTACTCCTCGTATCAGCTGCCCACGTGGAGCAACCCGCATATTCCTCCGCAGAGCATCGAAGAAGCCAAACGCAACTTGCCAGCCGATGTCTTTCGCCAGGAGTATGCCGCCGAGTTCCTTGATGAAAGCGCAGGCGTGTTCCGCAACATTCGCGCTTGCCAGACCGCACCTTGGCTAATTGAACCCGAGCGCGGCGCCATGTATGTCATCGGCATCGACTGGGCCAAGCTCGCTGACTACACCGTCTTTACGATCGCCGACCGGATCAAGAAGGCGATTGTGCACATCGAGCGGCACAACGAGATGGACTGGAACCTGAACATACAAAGGGCAGTCAATCTCGCACGACGCTGGAACAATGCGCACATCCTGATGGACGCCACTGGCGTTGGCGATGTGCCGCTCGACTCCGTGAAGGCAGTCTATCCACATTGCGAAGGCTATGTGATTGGCAACAACCAGGCGAAGGTGGCGCTGATTCAGAAGCTGCAGTTCGCCCTTGAGAACAGCCAAATCAGCATGCCGCCCGCGTCGTCACATCGCAATGCGGCCACGCTCGAACACGAGCTGCAGATGTACAGCTACGAGATGTCGTCTACTGGCAAGTTCCTCTACTCGGCACCGGAGGGGTATTACGACGATTGCGTGATCTCGACAGCGCTTGCGAATTGGGTCTTGCAAGCCGAGCCGATGGTCTATCGCGCCCGACAGGCGCGTGGAATCTAACGAGGATGATGATGGCGGCACGACTACTTGTCTGTGGCCTGCTCACGATCATGCTGGGCCTGGCCGCCCAGGCATTGGCTGACCAGTCGTTTATGGAACGCGCCAAGGCCGCCACCGCCATCTTGTATTCCCAGGACGAGAAAGGCAGCATGCGCATGCGCTGCACGGCGACAGCCTTCGAGAAGACCAAGACAGGCTATCTGTTCGTCAGTGCGGCTCATTGCCTGGGAGAAGACGACACGCAGCATGAGACAGTTGCCAAATACAAGAACACCCCGTTCTATGTGACGTTCGACGAGTCGAAGATCAAACACTTCTACGCCGCCAAGGTCATCTTCGCTGGCTATCAGCATCGCGGAGACGACCTGGCCATGCTGGAGGTGGAGACCACGGACGAATGGCCCATCGTGCCCGTCGGCACGGAGAAAGAGGAACACGAGGGAGCGCCCTTCCTCAACATCGCCTCTCCGCTAGGGTTGGGGCTGCAAGTCTTTCGCGGCAGCATTTCGATGATGGAGCTGGACCGCCCCGTCCTTGAAGGGGACATCAACTGGAAGGGTGCCATTGTGCTCCAGATTACGGGTGTCAACGGCGGGTCGAGCGGAAGCGCCATTATCAGCGAGCGCCAGAAAGCAATTGTGGGGTTCCTGGTCGGCACGGTCGGCGGCTCGACAGTGGTCGCGATTCCAGCCACGCGCTTCACGAAGTTGCGGGCAGCTGTTGCCGCGAAGAACTACCGCTGGATGAAGTCTCAGCAAGATGACGAGGAAGGGGACAAGTAACACGCATCATGGCCAGTCTTCCCATCGAAATCACGATCCAGACGCCAGATCCTCGCGCCGGCATTGTCGCCGAAGGCTTCATCGCCTCGCAGGCCGTCATCGATCAGCGCGACGACGCCATGAAGCGCAAGATCGAACGGCTGCGGTCGAAGCATGATGACTATCTAGCAGACATCGGCCATTGGCAGTTTCTCATGCGGGCGTACGAGGGCGGGCCAACCTACGTCACGAAAGATACGCTCTTCAAGCACCATCGCGAACATCAGGATGACTATACCGACCGCCTGAAGCGTGCCCACTACCAGAACTACACCCAGCCGCTCGTAGACTTCGTTCCCGAGCACATCTTCAAAGACCCCATCGATCGCCAGGCCGCTGACGACATCGCCGCCGAGTTCGACAGCTTCAAGCGCAATGTCGATCTGGGCGGAACGGAGATGTCGGCCTTCTGGCAGATGGTTGCCGAAGATGCGCGTCTGTTTGGCAAGGTCTTCGTGCAGATTGACAAGCTGCAAGTGCCGGATGGCGTAGACATCAGCCAGCTGTCGTTGCAGGACTCGCGCGATCTGGGCCTGGGCACCCCGTATTTCATTCGCGTGCTGCCCATGGAAGTTCTCGACTGGCAAACCGACCAGTTTGGAAATTACACCTATATCAAGCGAGTGGAGTTCACGTCCGACATGGTTGGCGAGGTCGAACGTCATCTCGAGCGCTACATCGAGTTCAAGCTGGACTCCATCACGATCTCGGTGATTGATGTCACCGATCCAATTCGGCCCAAGCTGATTAGCTCGAGTCGGCGCGACAATCCGTGGGGCTTCGTCCCGTTTATTCCAGTCCTGAACAAGCGGGCCAAGAGCAACAAGGACAAGGGCCTGAGCGCCGTCAATGACATTGCCTACCAGAATCGCAGCGTCTTCAACCTGACCAGTTTGATTGACGAGTTCCTGTACCGTCAGTGCTTCAACATCCTGGCCATGGAGAAGGACACTGCCCTGCCGACGCGCGAACAGGTCGAGGGCGACATCGGCACGAGCAATGTGCTCGAAGTGCCACGACAGGCCAACCACTTCCCTGCTTATGTGTCGCCACCGGTAGACCCGGCGAAGTTCATTCAAGAAGAGCGCGCCATGACCATTGCCGAGATGTATCGGCAGGCCGCGCAGGATGTGGCGTCAGAGCTATTCGCTCGCAGCAACGGGAGCGGCGATGCGGCCAAGCAGGCCTTTGGCAGAACCGTCCCGACGATTGCCAGGCTCGCAGACGTGCTGCAGAACGCGGAGGTCAAAGCGTTGACGATGTGGGCCAAGATGCAGGGCAAGACGTGGACGGGCAAAGTGGCCTATCGCGATGACTACAGCATCACCAACTTGCAAGACTTGCTGTTGCAGCTGGCCACCATCTTCAACACCATCAAGGTCCTGACGCCCACGTTCATTCGCGAAGAGTGGAAGCGCATCATTCGCGAGTTCGACGGCCGCATCACGCAAGAGGCCAAGGAAGCAATCTACACCGAAATCGACGAATTGTCGGATGACGAGCTGGTGGGATACTACCGCGAATCGACCGACATGGAAGCGACGGAAGGCATGCCCGCGACTGCCAATGTCATGCAAGGCGACATGCAGAAGCGGCTGGGCACTGACCGTCGCATAAGCATGGCGACCGGCAACAAAGCGGCCACCAAGGAAGCCATGCCTGACGCGAACCGTCGTGCCAATACTGGCACATCAGCGGGACGCTCTTCATAGAACCGTACGTGCCGGTCCTCTTAGCACGGAGAAGAGAGTGAACCATCACCATGCCGGAAGATACCGCAATTCTCAACCCTGACGGCGGGGGTATTGACACAGCGCAGCCCAATGCTGGGGCCGCGACGAGTGGAGATGCCAATCAGCAGTCTGCAACCGCAACCAAGAGCACCAAAGTGACGTTCTCGGACGAGCAGCAAGCTGTTGTTGATCGTCTCCTTGATCGTATTTTCGCCAAGGCTTTTGACAAGGGCAAGGTCGAAGCAGCGAGTGAGTTCCAACCGAAATTGGCTGAGGCGAATCAAACGATCGAGAAGCTGAACAAGCAGCTGGGCGCTGTCAAGCCGCCAGCGGAAGAGGCTCAGGACAACAACAAGCCAACACCGCCAGCGTCGCCAGACAAGAAGGCCCAAGCGGCGCAGTCTCCAGACATTCAGCAATTGCTCGCACGTTTCGAAGAAGTCCAGTCGCTCGCCTCGTCGCTCAAATCCGAACGCGATTCCGCCAAGGAAGAGCTGACGAAGTATCGGGAAGTTACGCGCAAGTCGCGCGTGAAGGAAGAGTTCATCGATGCGTCCAAGGGGATTCACTTCTTCGATCCCATGGAAGTGTTTGCGCTCGTGCGCGATGTGATTGACATCGACGACGAGACAGACTCCGTGGTGGTCAAGAACCCCAAAACGGGCCAGCCGCGCTTGAACAGCAACATGGAACACATGTCGTTGAGCGAGTACCTGGCCGAGTTCGCAAAGACGAAACCGTACATGGTGAAAGCTCCGAATACGGACGGAGGCACAGGGGCGGGCGCAAGCCGCCGTCTTGACGCAGGAGGCAAGCCTGATGAGGCTGCCGTCGCTGCCAAGATTGCCTCGATGTCGAATGAGGAGTTCAACGCCTACATTAACAATCTCATGTCAGGGCGGTAACATCTGCCCTGCTTGCCACCCTAGGGACCATTACCCATGGCAATGAATACCATCTACAACAATGGCAGCTCCAACGTGCTGACCCTTGAGGTGCGAACGATTTATGATCGCAACCTCTTGGCACGGCTGCTGCCCAACCTGGTCTATCTGCCCTTCGGGCAGTCGAGGCCGATGCCGCGTCAAGCGGGTCAGACCGTCCAGTGGAGAAAGTTCGAGTCGCTCGACATCCCGTCGTCGGTGCTGACGGAAGGCGTGACGCCCAGCCCCCGGTCGCTCACGATGAGCCAGCTCACTGTGACGCCAGAACAGTGGGGCGACTTCGTCCAGATCTCGGACATCCTCGATATGACGGCACCCGATCCGGTGCTGCTCGAGGCCGGACAGCTGCTCGGCGAACAGGCCGCGCTGCTGATGGACTCGAAGGTTCGCGACGTGGTGGCTGCCGGCACGAACGTCCAGTATGCTGCCAGCCGCGCCGGGACGGCGTCGATCACGTCGGCTGACAAGATCTCGGCCGCCGAGATTCGCAAGGCCGTGCGCACGATGCATGTCAATAACGTCCCGAAGCTCACGTCGATCATGACGCCTTCGACCGGAGTAGGCAGTCAGCCGATTCCGGCATGCTACGTGGCGGTCATCTCGCCGCAGACCCTGTATGACCTGAAGGGCGATTCGGCGTTCGTTTCTGTGCAGGCCTACTCTTCGACGGCTGTCCTCCCGAACGAGGTCGGCGCCATTGACGAGGTGCGCTTCGTGATGAGCACCAACGCCAAGGTGAAGACTGGCGAAGGCAGCGGCAGCATCGATGTCCACTGCACGATCATTCTTGGTCGCGATGGGTTTGGCGTAGTCAGCCCCGTTGGCGTCGAGAACATCGTCAAGGGCTTCGGCGCTGGCGACGATCCCCTCAACCAGCGTGCGACGAGCGGCTGGAAGGCCTACTTCAAGGCCGTGCGCCTCAACGAGGCGTGCATCCTGCGGTTCGAACACGCCGTGACGGCGTAAGACCTGGTGCGGGCCGGCAATGTTCCGGCCTGCGCCGCACAGACACACACACTTGCTTCCTTGTGATTACTGCTCACCTGTTATGGCTAGAACAACAACTGAACTGTCGCAGCCGCCGTTGTCGATCAATGCGCAACACGCCGAGATGACGCAAACCACGTCCGAAATGCTGGCTCGCCAGCCAAAGCGGACGGTGCGGATTCCCGTGCGTGACGATGTGAAGCAGCGGTTCGTCATGGTCTGGGTCAACGGTCACTCGTTCCAGATCATGCGCGGTGTCGATGTGGATGTTCCCGAGTCTGTCTACAACATTCTCGTGGAGTCCGCATACATCTAACTCGTCGTTCACCATTACCATCATGGCGCTCATCACCACCGTTGCTGGCTCTGACACGGACAGCTATATCTCGGTACGCGATACCGACCTGTACTTCAATGGCCATTGGTCGTTGACGAAACAGGATAGCTGGAACGCGATGGAGACGGCACAGAAGGAGCGCCTGCTCAAAACAGCGACGCATGTGCTTGAAACCATGCGATTCCTTGATCGGGAAGCCGGCGGAACGGCGCTGCCAGAATCCCTCATCCTCAATGCCGACGACGACATCGAAATCCGGCGCTACAGCGTCACACAGCGATTGTCGTTTCCGCGCAATGTGGATGTGGATGCCGATGGCGTGCCGTTCGTTCCGCAGGCCATCAAGGACGCCACGTGTGAGCAGGCGGTCTACATCATCACCTTCGACGAGGCGGTGTTGGCCACTCAGTACACCGGCATCATCGCGGAGACGGCCGAAGCCGGCAGTGTTCGCATGTATGCCAATTACGGACGATTGGGCACAATGTTGTCGCCGATTGCAGCGGAGCTGATCCGCCCGTATCTGCGACCGACACGGCGCCTCATGCGAGCATAGTCACTCGTTCTCCTATGCCTTCTGGCAGCAGTCTTCGTCGCAAGGTCGCTACAACGCTGGCACGCGTTCAAGCCAGCGCTTACCCGGTCTATTTGCGACAGGTCACGTTCACCGGAGGCGATAGTCTCTTGGGCGTGGGGCAAACCACAACGGTCACAGACACACTTGTTGACCCCATGCCCGCTGTTGATTTGCTTCCCACCAGTCTGGTGGTTACCAGCGGAGGGTTGTACCAAGCCGGCGATTACCGCATCACGTTCGCGGCGACCGTCATCGAGGAAGCAACGCTTCGCAATAGTCTGATCCGCTACGGCGATCACATTCTGCGCATCGTGCGCATCGATCCCGTGGCCTTCGGCGGCATGGTCGTCGCGTGGGAAGTCATTGCACGCACGGCCCAACCTGGCAGTTGACGCCCTCATCATGATTCATGCGACGGACTCGTTCATCACGTACCTCGCAACCGAGCTGAACAACGATCCCCCAGTGCGCTGGGTGCGGGTCACCACTTCCGACGAGCAATCGGCAAGTCTAGCGGTGAACACGTGCAACGTGTCCATCCTGGCCATTGACCAATATGGCAGCGTCGAAGAGGCCTTAGTGAGCTTGGATGTGATTGGCACCGATGAACGCACGGTCTGGCGCTGGATTGGGCGGATTCGAGATGTCTTGCTTCAGACGTTGTATACGCCGGAGTACGACTACTCAACCACGCCAGGCACTCCCGTGTCGAGACGGCGCATGGTCACATGGGACCGTGACGATGTCGAGTTCTCGGCGGTGGGGTCGGGTGACAGTTTGCTGCAATTCAATGCGACGTTCCCGATACGCCATGTTCGCCAATAACAACGCAACACCATTCTTATCCACGCAGTAACCTCTTCATCGTCGTTACTGCCGGAGAACAGCTACCATGCCTTCTAACAAGTACACTCGTCAAGACCCGCTTTCCGGCGCCACCATTCGCCAGGTGCTGGCCGAGCGCGTCTATCTCGGCAAGGCCTATCCCACGGCGTACGCGGACCCGACGACTCGCACCGACGGCACCGATACGACTCTTCTCACCGACTGGTACGACCTCGGCATCGTGCAGAACAGCGCCGTGCAGTTGACCTACCAGAAGGAGACCAAGTACATCGAGACCGGCATCGAGAAGATCCGGCGCGGTGTCTACATCACCGGCAAGACGGCGCAGGCGCAGTTCACGCTCGAGCAGTTCGACTGGAACGTGCTCCAGTACGTGAGCGGCATCTCGGCGGGCACGTTCTCGCACAACACGGGTGTCACCGGCCACAAGATCAACTTCGGCGCCGATGACGTCGTGAATGCGTCGCTTCTGTTCGTCGGCACCAACAAGTTCGACGGGATGGAAATCCACACCTGGTGCAAGACGTCGGTCGTCACGTTCGCCTTCCAGCAGGCCGAAGAGTCGCGCGTCCTCCAGGTCACGGCTGACCTCCTGGCGTTCGACGATGCCGGCACGAGCACGCTCTTCAAGATGTTCTTCATGAACGCAGCGGCCCAGGCCTCGGCCAGCCCGTCTGGTTCGGCTAGCCCGTCGGCGTCCGCGTCGCCGTCGGCGTAAGCCTAGCGTTCTCTTCGTCGTCGTCGTCGTCGTCGTCAGTTCGTTCCGTCGCGTGGATCTGGGTGGGCTGTCATACGGCTCGCCCAGATCCTTCTTACTCGCCAGCTGTTTTTCATTATAGACACCATTCCTATGTCTGAGGCTCCCGTCAAGACGGCCGAGCAGCCCCTCTCCCCCACTGATATCCACAACGCTGTACGGAACGACTATCCCGATAAGTCGTTCACCCTTGGAACGCGGACCTTCCCCATTCGCGATCTGGATTACGATAGCTATCTCGAGTTCATCGACCTGTCCCGTCCCATTGTGGAAGCAGTGGCCAACTCGCTCGAAATCCGATCGAACGACGGCGAGCCCCACGTTGATTTCAACCCACTCACGCTCGATTTTCATTCGCTCATCAAGCTAGCCGGCAGTGAGCTGCCGCGCATGGCCTGGATTTGCTGCAAGCAGAGCGACAGCAAGGTCTCCATTGCCGACGTCAAGCGCCTGGCGCGTCGGCCGTTTCCGCTGATCGAAGCGGTCCTGTTGCAGATCAAGCACAACGAGATCGTCAAGGAGTTCCAGAGTTTTTTTCCACGGCTGGGCAAGATCATCGGCGAACTGGTGCCGGAGGTCAATCGGGTCGCGCAGCCCGTGGCCGTGGAGACGCCGCTGACGACCGAGCCGCAGAACTGAACCCATACGTCCTGATCGACTCGCTGGCGCAGACCTATCACTGGACGATTGGCGAATGTATGCGGCTGACCATGCCGCAGATCATTCTGCTCGTGCACGCATCGCATATCAACAAGAAGCGATTCGAACGCGAGTATGGCTCATCCGAGAAACCAGCCAGTCACCAGGCGCAAGATGACGACTTTTATGCCAGCGGTCGCAAGCCGTCGGCCAACGATATCGTCTACGCCGGGAAGGCGCTCAATGAACTCAGCGCGCAGGAATATCTCGACTATATGAGGGTCTAACCGCCTGTGCCTAAAGTCGAATTCACACTGAAGAACATTGCCTCCGGTCAAGGGAA